TTCAGATTGTCGAACATTTGACCGTCAATATTGAGGCTAGGCAAGGTAATACCGATACCCGCTAAAGCGTCTGTGATTGCTGAACCTAAGCCTTGAACCATTTGAGGAACTGCATTGATTAAAGCCGAACCCAAGCCCGCCATAATGCGCCCCGCTACAGGTACAACGTTATGAACAACGTTACCTAAAGCCTCTACTACATTCTGAACTAAAGGCTCTAGGTCAATACCGTCTTTACCGATACCAGCTACAAAGTTGTTCCATGCAGCACCCAGCGAGGTAATAGAACCCTCGATAGTAGTTGCTGCCTCTCTAGCGGTAGTACCAGCGATACCCTGCTTTTCCTGTACAAGTTCAATAGCTGTGACTATATCGCTAAAGCTATCAATAGAAAGGTTAGCAGCTTGACCGTTTGCAGCTGCGTAAGCGTTAGCGTCTGCAATAAGTTGCTGCATACCCTCTTTACTGCCTGCGTATCCCAATTTCAGATTATCAAGCATCATGAAATTCTGTCGTGCGAACCCTTGAAATGCCTGCGTAACGCTGTCGGCGTTAGTACCGAACGTGTTTACATTGTCACTAATAGCCCTCATAGCTACATCGGTCTGTTGTGCAGCTGCTACCGTGTCACCGCCTAGGGAATTGATTAGGCTAGCTGAAAAGCTAGTAGCAACCTCCATATAGCGGTTAGCGTCCATACCTGCGGTTTTCCATGCGTCATTAGCATTTTGAAACACTAAATCTTGAGCAGCCTGCAGGCGGTTATACTCACCCTCAACCTCAGATACAGACTTACCAACACTAGAGGCGTATTCCTCGATTGATTTTCCAGCTGTACCGTATAGCTTTGATACACCGCCCGCCAACTGCTCATATTGTGCATAAGCGTCAAAGGCTTGTTTTGCAAAGCCAACAACCGCCGCCGCTACNAATACCAGCGATTTTCAGAGCGTCAAACGTGCTACTTGATTTGTCACCTACAGACCCTAGTGCTTCATCTGTAGCGCCTACGAACTCATTGACCTTACCCTTAGCGTCTCCCGTTAGCACGTCAAGCGTAATTTTAATTGCGCCGTCTGTCAATTTTGACCTCTTTCTGCCTTATGACCTGCTAACTTGAGGGTTACTTTAGGGTTACAGTGTAGCCTTGCCAAACGCCCAGTCCGCCCAGTCATCTATAGCCTTATCCTGTACCGCCTTTTGTTCAGTAATGAACGTATGTTTTTGCGGTAGGGTATAGGCTCTCTTAGCCTTTTCCATGCTCTTATTATAATCGTCTTTATCTGATTTCTTGAACGTACGATAACCCATGATTTTGGACATTATGCAGGTTTCGGGTAGTGACCTAAACAGGGCTAGAAACCTATGCCAGTGCATAGACAAACTAGGGTCTGTGAGGTCTATCCCGTAGGCTTGTTGGAACGAACCTACGATATAGTCACCATCTCTGATAAAGTCGAACGCTTGTACGTTTTCTGTTGCCTTGCCTACAGGGGTTACAGGGGCGCTTAGTGCGAACTGTTGAGCAACATCTACCCAGCTGTCACCCTGCGGTATATCGCTCTCGAATATTCCGTACTCAGCTACCCCGTTGACCTCTAGGCTCTCTAACCACGCTAGCCAAACCCTAAAGTCTGTTTTGATAGCGAAAACCTCCCCGTCAACCTCTAAGGCGGCGGGGAGGTCTGAATATCTCAGGTCAATCATTAGATAGCCTTGAACACTTGCCTTGTGTTCTTATTAGCAGCTGCCACGCTTGCCATAGATTGAGCAACGTCTACCATAGGTTTAATGCGGTCTAGCTGCTCATTTACGCCCTGCGTGTTAGCCTCAAACATAGGAGCGCTATAAGCGTTGGCAACGTCTGAATAGACCTTAGCCAACTCTACAAGGTCGATATCATCAATCTTAGACCCGTCTAGGCGCTCTTTGAGGTACTCAGCTGGTAGACATAGCTTTACAAAGGCGTATTTAGCCTTGACCGTCTCAACAATATCGCCGCTCTGTGTAACCTTGCTCATTTCTGCCATTAGCTTAGTGGTTAGCTTTGGCAACTCGAACGTAATACCTTGATTGTCTGTGTACTCAACCATTGTTTTACCTTTCTACGTGGATAAAAAAAGGGGGCTAAAGGTTTACCCCTTAGCCCCTAGTATAGCATTTACCGAAAAATTACACGTTTGTAGCAGCGGTGAACTTAACGTTTTCAGTGCCTAGACCAGTCAAAGTACCCATTTTAGGCGTACCGTTCAGACCAATCTTAAACGAAAGAGTACCGTCTACGGTGTTCAGAGTGTCAATGATAATGCTTGCCTCTTGCCACAAAATAGCGTCTGTAGTTGCGCCTGTGGTCATGCTAGGAATACCCAGTACAACGGGAACGTTGCAGGCTGTACCAATAGGGAATTTCTTAGCGTACTCAAACATGAACTTAAACAGAGGGTTAGTATTGTCTAGGATAATTTCCTCAGGCAACTCAGGCTGGTAACCTGTAACCTCTGTACTGTCGTTCTTGTCGCAAATGTAACCCTTTGTGTCCGTCTGAGCGTTGAACGAAAGTTCAAACTTAGTGGACTTGTCGATACGTACCAGCTTAGAAAGATTTTTCTGTTCAGAAACGTCAATCAGCGGTACGAATTTATCCCTTGTTAGCTGCATAATTATGCCTCTTTCTCCCAGTACACGATATCGCATAAAAGCTGATAACGGGCGTTACCAGTCTCACTATAAACCGCTGAACAGTCAGGGATATTTTGCAGCGGTTTAATTGCCCTAATTGTACACGATTTCCCAAAATCAGGCATATTGTCGTTGAGATACTGCGCCGTTATCCAGTCCGTACATTTCTCGCCGAACTCCATAGCCTCTAGATTCACTTTATCGTAACCAGCCGACCAGCTTTTAACAAACGAAATAGCAAACGTGTATTTGCGTTCTTGTGTACCGTCAATAAAGGCGGTGTCTAAATCGGTGTTAGATACAACATTTACCGCTATTTCGCCCTCTTTCATATCGGTAGCGTTGATTTTGAGGCGCTTACCAATCAGCGGGTTAGTCTTTAACCATTCTTGGACTGCTTTAGTCTTACCCTGTATGTTCATTAGATACCTCTCAGAGACTTTCTAAGCCATTCTAAGGCTTATTTACGCCGTTTCCTAAGTGCTTACCCGTTTTAGTCTATTGTAAGGCTTAAAACGGCTCTAGTGCCTTTTGTTGAGATAGTTCGTCCCAGCCCTACACAAATCTTCTAGGTGTGCAGCCAAATAGGGTTTATCCCAATGAGTACTAGCTAACGGGTGGCGCTCTTTTGAGATACGCATACGGTCACCGTAGTAGACATAGCGAGCGTATGGCGTGTTATAGGTCACTGCGAACGGCTCAACTGTTGCACTTGCTGCAAGTATACCCGTGAACATCGGAACGTAGGGTGTCATTCCACGGGCTGCCTCTGTTGCTAGGAAACGTCCTAGAGTAGGGTCTGAGTTAGCCCCGTCAATGAATGCGTAGACTTTTCCTAAATCATGCTCAATCTTTGCCATAGTTGCGCCAATTTCTTTTTATATTTTCTTTAACCTATATTATCTCTCTAGGTTATATCTTTCTTATAACTATATTAAGGGGTATTAAATTTTGGTAGACCCCTACCAATTTTTGGTACCCCCCCCTATCAAAAATTACTACACCCTACCAATTCCCGTACCCTCTAAATGAATAACGTTCAAATATTTAAGTATGCCTGCACCGTTTTCAATCGCTCCATTTGTCGATAAATCACGTACAGTTTGAACCTCAAAAGCGGGTAGCCCGCTTAGTTGCTTTAGAACGTCTGTTCTACTTGACCCAGCGGAAACAATAACGTGACCCAAAACGACAAAATCACCAATTCCAGCGATAGCCTGAGTGCCATTCTCAGCGGGTACAGTGTTTACAGGTATCTGAACCGTGTAGGACTTAGCCGTAACCGCTTGACCGTCTGAGGTTACAGACCTCTGAACCCTCTCAGACCACATAGCAGGGCTGTATACGGTTGCTTTATATGCGTCATACTCTAGTTCATAGTGTTCAGCGTCTAGGCGGTTGATAACGGTTACAGTACGGTTTAGCAGCCTTTCAGTGTTGATATTCATTGTTTACCTCGCATTGTTCCAGCAAACGCAAGCAGAAACAACATCAATCGGTAGTAACTCGCAAACCCTCACGTAAGCCTCAACCTCAGCTTGATTGTTTGTAGTGCCACCGTTGGCAAAACTGAAAGAGTTAACGCCATTGTTGAAACTGGTTACAACTTGACCGCTAGCAATAGCCTTTCTAGCCTCTCTAATGCCGTCTAGACGGTCGATAATTGCCATTGTGGCATTACTTACCGCATCACCTAAACCTTGAGCCTCTAAATCGCTTAGAACGCTTTGAGACTTTAGGCGGTTGAGTGTCCATACATCGAGCAAACTCTCAGCCTCAGCCTCAGCCTTAGCAAATGCGATATTGTCCAGCTTGCCACCCATTGAAACGTATTTGTCATAAGTCAGATACATAGTGCCTCTTTCTCTAATAAAAAGCCCCTACCCGTATTATACAGGCAGGGGCTAAATTGACAGACGGGGTAGCGCTTAAGCGGTGAACTTAACGTAAGCAAGTCCAACAGCGTTTGGACGGGTTACGGTTGCACCGTAGACGTGCAAGCCCTTTACTGCGTCCGCAAAACGGTCAGTTGGGCGGTATGCCTCGGTCTTAAGAACCTGATTAGCGAACGTACCGCAAACAGGTGAACCAGCAATAACGGTGAACACGTTAGCAGCAGGGCTAGGTGCGTTATTAGAGGTCTGAATCTCAAAACCAGCAGCACGATAAACAGTACCCTCAGTGAGACGCTGCTCACCTGCGTCAGAGATTGCGACAAATCGAGGGTCACGAAGCATATAGCCCTCTAACTCAGCAGGAACAACGCAAACACGACCAGTCTTAGGAAGATTAGCCTTGTCCAGCTTAACCTTGAGGTCAATCAGGGTGTCATATGCATTCTCTTTGGTAATGGTAATAGGTGCAGCGGTAGTACCCAGCTTAACACCGCCCTTAGCAGCAAGAACGCTAGCAAGATACTGGTCGGTAGAATCAGCGAAGGAATTACCAGCCTCAGTGGTAGCGCCGTCAATCAGATTAGCCTTAGACTGTGCAGCGTCGACGTCATCAACGGAAACATTGAAGTACTCAGCCTTATCAATAACGAGGGTCTGATCTTCAACGTTTACAGCGTCAGGGGCTGCAATAGCTGAACCCCTAGTGTAAGGCTTGACAGTAACCTTACCGATAGAACCGATATGGACGGTGTCTCCCGCCTCGGTAATCTCGCCCTCATAATCAGTGTTAAACAGCTTGTTATAAACAAGTGCCTTATCGAGGGAATCGAGAATTTTTGCGCTCCAAATTTGTGGAACAAACTTAGTAGTTGCCATGTTAGAACCCCTTACTTGTTCAGTAACTTGTTAATTTCGTCCATGTGCTTACGCACATCTTCAACACTCATACCCTTAACCTGCTCTAGTGACTGAATAGGCTGAACGCCCTGAGCCGTTGGCTCACCCATAGGCATTTTTTGAGGGTCAGCCTGTGGGTTGGCAAAGATACCCTTATCATCACCCGTAGCGGTTTTGAGTACGTCTGCAATGCTCATATCAGGGTTAGCCTTAGCGGTCGCATAGGCAGCGTTAAAAATTGCGTCTCCAACGACCTTAGAAACGAACTTCTTAGAACCAATTTCAGCGTCAAACTTAGCCCTAAAATCGGAACGGCTAGCGGTTTCAGCCTCTTTGTTCTTGCGCTCTGTTTCTGCTTTCTCATACTCAGCAATCTGAGTTTTGAGGGCTTCAATCTCTTCAGACTTAGCAGGGTCTACCTTTGAGGCGCTTTCAAGTGCAGCGTTAGCCTTTTCTAGCTGTGTTTCAAGTTCCTTAACCTTAGCAGCCTTAGCCTCGGTTTCAGCCTTGGAACGGTAATTCTCAAGAACGCCGTTCTTAATAGCTTTCATCTGCTCTTCTGTAACCTCAATACCTTGAGCCTTTAGAATGTCCTGAATGTCCTGCATTGCTTTTCTCCCGTCTAAGTTGACTTGTAAACCGCTCACTATGCGGTAATACGGTTATCCACGTTAAGCCGTGGACGCTGTAACCATTGTATAGCAACGTCACACGGCTTTCTACCGTCATTTATTCAGTTTTACGGGTAAGTTATCCACCCATGGCAATATAGGGGCTTAGAACGCCTTAGAACAGGCTTAAAAAGTAGTCTCCTAGTTCAGTTGCGTCTGAAAAGTCTACTAACCACTCTTTAGTATCGCTATCCCATATAGCGCCGAACTCTTTTAGCAAGTCTCTAAACGGGTATGTACGCCCTTTTATGACGGTCACCCCGTCTAGTTCAGACGGAATAACCTCTACATCACAATTTAGGACGGCTTGATAGAGTTTCTCAGCTTGAGCGGGTGAAACGTCATTCATCATCTAGGCTACCTACAATGTTAATAAAGTAGTCTAGTCCGTTATCAGTCCAATGAACCCCTAGCGGTTGTAGTTCAGTTGAACCGTCTGAACGCTTTACGGGCTTGTACCAAACGTAAGCGCCCCCGCTAGCCCGTACCCTATCACCTAATAGCGGTGAAATATCTTCATGTTTTGGTAGTACGGTATCATCACGGCTTTTAGATACCATTACATACGCCTCTGTTAGCTTTGAATAAGTATGCTCCATATCTCCCCCTTATGGTATGGCGGGGCTTTTACACCCCGCCTAGTTCTTTC